GGAACTCAGGCGTCAGGCATTGTTACGTCAGATGCCAATGGTGTGGTCAGCTTTGACAATGGCACGATAGAAGAAGTCACCACTGTTACTTCTAGCTCCAATGCCGCCACCATTAACCTACGCGATGGCAACCTGTTTGAGCATGACCTGACAGAAAACGTCACTTACACCTTTAGCAACCCAGCCGCCGCAGGCAGGGCGTCATCGTTTGTGCTGAAGGTGATACAGGACAGCAGTGCCAGAACCATTACATGGCCTTCTAGTGTCGATTGGCCTGCAGCTACAGCGCCTACCTTGACTGCGACAAACAATGGCGTGGATGTATTTGTATTTTTCACTATTGATGGCGGCACGACCTATTACGGCTTTGTTGCTGGGCAAGCACTGGGATGAGTGTAGCTAATAAGCTATTACAAGCCGCCGCTGGCAATGCTGGTGAGGCTGTTTACGTTGACGATGTGTTTTCTACGTTTTTGTGGACAGGAGATTCTAGTGGCTCCCGATCCATAAATAACGGCATAGATTTAGATGGTGAAGGTGGCCTTGTTTGGATCAAGGGAAGAACCGCCGCGTATGACCACGCTTGGTATGATACGGCGCGTGGCGCTACCAAGGAAATGTACAGCAACAAAACTGATGCTCAGCAGACGAATTCCAATGCTCTTACATCATTTAATTCCAACGGCTTCACCATTGGTGCGGGTCCGATAGTCAACAATAATAATGATGATTATGTCGCTTGGTCATTCCGCAAGGCAGAAAAGTTTTTTGACATTGTAACGTGGACGGGTAGTGGGGCCGCAAACCACACTATCAATCATAATCTTGGCTCAGTACCGGGTATGATAATTTGGAAAAAATATAGCAATACGGATAGCTGGGGAGTTTATCATAGAAGTTTTACAGGCTATATACTGCTAGAGGGAACGGCTGGTAATAGCACGGTAGTCATAGACAATGTCACTGACACATCTTTTAGACTTAAATATGATTATGGTTTTTTAAACGCTAGTTCAGAAACCTACGTTGCCTACATATTCGGCCATAACGAAGCAGAGTATGGTCAAAATTCTGACGAAGCGATTATTCATTGTGGAACCTATACGGGAAGTGGGTCTACGGGAAAGTTTGTTGATCTAGGGTTTGAGCCGCAGTGGGTATTAGTAAAAAACACAGATACAAGCGCGCCTTGGGTACTCATAGATACTATGCGAGGGATGCCAGTTGACGGTGACGGTGTAAGGCTTTTAGCAGACCAGAATGTCGCAGAAGTTAGTAGTGCTAGTTATTTTGCGCCAAGACCAACAGGTATGGAGGTGACACAGCAAAATACCTACGTTAATACCAGCGGCCAGAATTACGTCTACATGGCTATCCGCAGACCCAACAAGCCAGCATCAGAGTTTGCGGCTACTGGGTTGTTTGATACAAATTTAACGACTTCAGATTCTCTTGTTCAAACTTCTTTAACCCGCACAGACCTTAATATACAAAAAGATAGAGGCTCTGCCTATTTTCTTGCACAAAGCAGGCTTACGGGAAATGTCAAATATCTACAAACAAACTCCAATAACGCAGAAAGTAATTATTCCACATCTGACCCAGTGGGCGTTTTTGATACGCAAGGTAAGGTAAGGACGTATGCGGGTAGCGAAAGCAATGTTATTTGGTCCTTTATGCGAGCCAAAGGTTTTTTTGATGTTGTGACTTATACATCAAATACAACTTACCCAAACACCTTTAATCACAATTTGGGGGTGGTTCCAGAGCTTATACTAATAAAAAGACGGGATAGTAGTTCAGCATGGGCTGTTTACTCAGCAACAACAGGAAATACTAAACACTTGGTACTAAGCTCAAATGCTGGCGAATCAGCCAGTTCATATTGGAACAACACAACGCCGACCAGCACCGTAGTTACTGTTGGAGGTCAGGATGAGACGTGGGGATATGGCGGTTATACTTATATAGCTTATTTGTTTGCGACTGTTACTGGCATATCAAAAGTGGGTAGCTATACCGGAACAGGTAGTGACTTAAATGTAGATTGTGGATTCAGTGCTGGTGTTAGGTTTGTTTTTATTAAGCGTACAGATTCTACTGGTGATTGGTATCTTTATGATTCTGAAAGAGGGATTGTGGCAGGAAACGATCCTTATGTGCGGTTAAATAAGACTAATGCTGAAGTAACCAACACAGATTATATAGACCCCCTTAGCTCTGGATTTACGGTGACATCATCAGCGCCAGCGGATCTTAATGCCTCTAGTGGCACTTACATATTTTTAGCAATCGCATAGGAATTGACATGGCAGAGTATAGAAACAGGTCAAACGGCGAGATAAAAACGGATACTGAACTCCGTGCCGCAAACAAAAACATGAGCTTTCCTAAAGCGTGGAATAGCTCTGTCCACGATGCGTTGGGCGTTGACCCTGTATTAGAGGCTCCTGCTCCCGAACCCAGCGCGGCGTACAAGTCTGTCGTTCGTAACGGCGCTGTAGAGGACGGTAAAGGCAACTGGGTATATGCGTGGAAAGAGCAGGAAATGTTTACTGAATATACTGATGAAAACGGTGATGTTCAGACTGTGGCGGCGCAAAAGACAGCTTATGACACGGCAAATACTGCGGCTAGGGCGGCGGCTGAAAGAGCCAAGCGTACTGCCCTGTTGGAAGAGACAGATCATTACGCTCTGTCAGATGTGACGATGTCCGACGCCATGAAAGCGTATAGGCAGGCATTACGCGATGTGCCACAGCAAGCTGGGTTTCCGTCAAGCATTACATGGCCTGATAAGCCGTGATATGTGAAAACAATTGTGTTGTATCTGGTGTTGAATACCTACACCTACACATGGGCTATTGGTAGTAGGACGAGGCTAGAACATTACAGAGTTTGCAAATACAAGGAGCTAAATAGCGAATCAGATCAAACGTATACCTGGCATTTACCTTGGCCTAATTCATATTGCGATCCTTATGTGATTTACGAGGTTCCTGATGATTGACCCAATTACAGCAGCAGCGGCAGCTACAAAAGCATATGCAGGGGTCAAAGCATTTATTGAGGCGGGCAAGTCCATTGAGGATACGTTTTCAGCAGTAGCTAGATGGCAGGGTCATGCGTCAGATGTTTTGTATGCAAGCCAGAGGCGGCAGAAAAAACGCAACCCACTTAAAGATGTGGTGTTTGCAAGTTCGGTAGAGGCAGAAGCGGCCCAGATGTTTGCCGCAAAGAAAAGGATTGATACACAGAGAAAAGAATTAATAACTTTATTGCAGTATGCCTATGGCAATGAAGGTTTGGAAGAGTATCGTAACTGTATGAAAGAAGTTCAGGCACAAAGGCAGAGAGAGGTTTATGCGCAGCAAGAAGCAAAAGATTTAATTATTAAATCATTTTGGATTGCAGTTCTTGTAGGCATAGCTGGTTTCTTAATTACATTTATTGTTACGTCAGTATCGGGAAAATAAAGATGGAAGAACCAACAAAACAAGTAATAGATGTAATCAGCTTTGGCACTGTTATTGGTACTGTCTCTGCAATTCTTCCGCCACTTTCTGCCTTGTTTACGATTATTTGGGTAGGCATTCGCATTTGGGAGACTGATACGGTGCAAGAACTGACAGGCCGAAAGCAGAAGCGTGATGATAAAGGTCGATTCGTAAAGGATGATGACTGATGGCTTTACAGTTTTTAATTGGCCCAATCGCTAATCTTGCCAAGTCATGGATGGATAATAAACATGAGCAATCTCAAGCCAGCCATAAAGCCAAAATGGAAGTCATTAGCAATACAGCCACCTGGGAGGAAAAGATGGCTGCTGCTTCCGCCAACTCATGGAAGGATGAGTTTTGGACGGTTATTTTATCAATTCCTCTCTTATGTGTTGGTTACTCTATTATCGTTGATGACCCCGATATTCTTGGCAGGGTTTCTGATGGCTTTAATGCTTTGGATACTTTGCCAGATTGGTATCAGTATTTACTATTTCTTGCGGTATCTGCGTCATTTGGAGTACGTGGTGCTAGTAAGCTGATGAAGCTGAGGGGCAAGTAATGGCAGAGTTATTTGCTACCGCTGAAAACGAAGAAAAAGCTAATGAGATTATTAAGCTATATAATCAATATCTTGGCCGCGATCCCTTGCAGGGCGGGATAGATGGCTGGCTTGCGACAAACCAAAGCATCGAGCAGATTGAGCAGGGCATAGCTAACTCACCTGAAGCTGCTGTATTTCAAACCTTTAATAGCACTATTGGCCGCGATCCGACAATGGAAGAGCGGGACTTTTTTGTAAATGTAAACCCTGCACCTATTGAGAATATTGAAGAGGTCTTATCTAACACGCAAGAAGCGCAGCAGTTCCAAGCTCAACAACAGCTAGATGAAACAGATTTGTTGGCCGATACGATTGACGATGACACAACGGCTGGCTCAACGCTTGATGACACAACAATTAATACAGCATCCCCAGAGCCGGTTGATATTAAAACTAATGATGAGGGTGAGCGTCTATATTATTGGGTTCCTTCTGGTGAGATGAATAGCGCATTCAAATCGACCGGAACAGAAGATGATAGGGCTGGCAGGCTTTTGCGCGATAAAGGCGGTTATTTTACTGAAGAAGAAATTCGTGCGGCTTTCGATGCTGATGAGGGAATGACTACGCTATCTAGTCAAGTAAATTGGGATCAATACTGGGGCTTCCTAACCGAGCGTCAAGATTTAATTGACTCAGGGCAACTTGAAACAGGGTTAGATGCTTTTCAAGATGGTCGTGAAGCAAAAGGGCAAGCTATTGAAGATGCAGGCGGTTTGATGGCTGCAGGAGGAGCAAAGGAAGCAGGCCAGGGCCTTAGAGCAATACAGACAGAGGCTTTCCAAGATTCTTATTCTGACATTGTGTACGGTGAAACACAGCAAGCTCTAATGGAAAAATACGGGATACCACAAACTCTCCAGCTTGATGATGGTTCGTTGTATGAGTTTAATGGTAGTAGCTTCACAAAAACATACGCTCCTGATAAAGGAAGCTTTATTGAAACAGCCCTTACTGTGGCAGTAGCGACCGCACTTACAGGCCCAATAGCTGGGGCAATAGCCGGCGCTACAGGTGGAGCTATTTCTGGCGCTGCTGCAACAGCCGCAGCCTCTGGCATTGTTAATACTGCGACTCAGTTAGCGTTAACTGGCGACTTTGATGTAACGCAGGCTTTGACATCGGCGGCTACGGGCTATTTGAATCCCAGCACTGCTGCAAATGTCATGTCTAATCCTGATGTGGCAAGTCTTACTAGTCAGGTAAGCAATACTGCTTTCAATGAAGTTACTGGCTCGCAAATAATTTCGGAGCTTACCAACGCCAGTGCTAACTCAGGTGCTGTTGTAGACGCAATTTCTAATGCGGTTGGTAGTGCTGCTACTAACGCGATATTTGGTGGTGACAAAGATTCAGGCGTTGTTGTAGACACCGGTGGTGCTACTGCTGAAGTTACAGGCATGGGTTCAGACATTGGCGATGATTTTGGTGTAGATGTCACGATTACCGGCCCAACATTTACTTTACCTACAGACGATGATGAGGGTGGTGGTGGCGATACAGAAACAGGTGGTGATTCAAGTACTGACGAGCCAGACGAGGCTGATGGTGGTGATGCTACTGCTTCTCAACCTTCAACGACCGTAACGGTTGATCCTTCTGCTGGCGGTGTTGCGTCACAGGATGACAGCCTTCCTGAGATTGGCGATTGGGTTTTTAAGGATGGTGTATGGAACCAAGTAGCCGGTGTCTCTGATGAGCTTGGTGTCCCAACTGTTATCTATTCTGGCGAAATTATCACAGGGCCAGGATCAGAGGGTGAGGTGAAATCTGACGAAGAATGGGTAGTAATTGACCAAGGCGGCGGTTTTAGTGATGGCACTTATACGCAGGGTGTTCTTACAGACGGCGAGCCAACCATTGAGGGTGACGGAACTGGCACAGAGCAAACCGACGCAGTAAAAGCTGTGGATTGGATCTTGGTAAATCTGCCTAACTATGAAGATATGACAGAGGTTGAGATAAACCAAGCCTTAGAGGGTGCCGGTCTTGAGCCTGTTGATATAAGCAACGATGGCACAGTTACCTCTAAGACTGATGCCACAGAAACGGCTTCTACAACGGCCACTACGACAACCACTGTATCTACAGAGGCAACGGACAGCACCGGAACCACTGGGGCCACTGGTACTACCGGAACTACCGGAACTACCGGCACAAGTGGCACAAGTGGAACTACAGGCAGTGCAGGAACCACTGGCACTACAGGAACTACCGGAACAACGGGTTCTACAGGCAGTACGGGAACCACTGGCACCACTGGCACTACAGGCACAGACTCGGTTTCAGGAACAGTATCTACTGGAGGCCAAGGCGGCGGCACAGGTGGAGGTACAGGCACGGGTAGTGGCGATGGCACTGGCGATGGTGACGGCGATGGTGACGGCCTAGATGGAACCGGAATGCTGACGGCATTAGCCACACTTCCAACTATGGCTGCACAGCCTTTTGAGCCTTTGACACAACGGTCTATCCGATTTGATGCTCCGACTATTCAGCCAGTGCAGATAGCACCCACGGATGCAAGAAAAGAACTAGATAATCAGTTGGCAAGATTATTGAATGACCCTCAAAGCCAGCGTAGACAGTCTTTATTTGGAGGGCTTGTTTAATGACATATTTAAACCTAGTTAACGGTGTATTGCGGCGTCTCAGAGAAGACGAAGTAAGTAACGTATCGGAAAGCACCTATAGCAAGATGGTGGGTGACTATGTAAATGATGCCAAAGACCTTGTAGAAACTGCATGGGATTGGTCGCCATTACGCAATACGTTGACGATTACCACCTCAAATGGTGACAACCTTTATTCCTTAACCGGAAGCCGCAATGAAGGCAAGGTTCTTAACTTCATTAACGATACGTCTAATTGCTTAGTTGAGTATCAGACCCAGAACTGGTTTGACGATAAGGACTTTATTCAGGAGGCCGTCACAGGCTCGCCTAAATACTTTACTTATGCCGGTGTTGATAGCAGCGGTGACACCCAGATCAAGTTATATCCGACACCGGATCAGGCATATACCTTAAAGGTTCGCGTAGTTTTACGAAATGTAGAGTTATCAGCAGATGCTGATACGCTTGCGATACCCAGTAGCCCTGTTTTGCACATGGCAATAGCCTTGTTATCAAGGGAAAGGGGTGAGACGGGCGGTACGTCTACTGCTGAATACTTTGCGATTGCTGATAAGCATTTGTCTGATGCGATTGCGTTAGATGCTCAGAAGCATCCAGAAGAGACAATCTTCTACACACCGTAGGATAGGTTATGGCACAGCCGTTACGCAGCATTGATCTTGTCGCCCCTGCCTTTAAGGGCGTGAACTCGGAAGACTCTCCTATTGCTCAGGATACGTCATTCGCAGAAATCGCAGATAACGCGATTATTGATCGACAGGGCCGATTGGCGTCCCGTAAGGGCAATAACGTCCTGACCACCAACAAGACTGCGTTGGGTGCAGACCATATCCACAACATCCATGAGTTCTACGACAGTGCTGGTAACGAGACGATATTTAGCACTGGTAACAACAAGATCATGAGCGGTACTACTACGCTGACAGATGTGACCCCTGGCTCATACACAATCACGGCAAATGATTGGAAGATCGTAAACTTTAACGATAAGGCTTATTTTTTTCAGAGAGGCTTTGACCCGCTAGTTCACGACAATAGCAACGGGCTGAGAACCTTTACGGTGGCTAACGGCGGGGCAACCAACGCTACCTTCAAGGCCAATGAGGTGCTTGCTGCATTTGGCAGGCTGTTTATCGCTGGCAATGCTAGTAATGACACCATTATTTACTGGTCTGATTTATTAGATGGCAATGCCTTTTCGGGTGGTTCTAGCGGTAACATCGACGTATCCAAAGCATGGCCTGATGGTGCTGACAAGATTGTCGCCCTAGCTGCACATAATGACTTTCTTGTAGTGTTTGGCGAACACAGCATTATTGTTTACTCAGGTGCAGATAGCCCCGCAAGTATGGCAATTAGCGATACCGTGTCAGGTGTAGGCTGTATCGACCGCAAGACGGTAGTCAGCATTGGCAGTGATTTGCTGTTTTTAAGTGATGATGGCCTAAGAAGCCTTGGCAGGACAATACAAGAAAAGTCTCTGCCTATATCAGACCTAAGCCGTAACGTAAAACAAGACCTGATTGCCAAGCTGGCCTCTAAAACCAGCCCTGCCAGCACCGTATATAGTCCTGAAAACTACTTCTATCTGCTGTGCTTGCCCGACAGCAACCTTGTTTACTGCTTTGATCTTAGGGGCCGACTAGAGAATGGCTCATTCCGCGTAACCAAGTGGCCTAGTGTCAACTTCAAGTCTTTTGCTAGAGACAGGGATGGCACTATTTATATAGGAACTACAGACGGCATTGGTAAATACGATGGGTTTGATGACAACAACTCGTCTTATATTTTTCGGTATTCAAGCCCCGGCCTAACCTTTGGCGATCCATCAAAGATCAAGATTCTTAAAAAGATACGGCCGACGATTATTGGCGGTAACAACGTAGATATTGTACTTAGCTGGACGTATGACTTTTCGGTTCAGGCGAATACGTCGCGGTTTAGGGTGGGGTCTACGAATCCAGCTTTCTTTGGGGTGTCAGAATACACTCAGGCAGAATTTAGTTTAGGCGATCTAATTAGCCGCAAGTCTTTAAACTGTACGGGTAATGGCACTGTGATTACGGTAGGTTTGCAGACAGAAGTAAACGGCGCATCTATATCCCTGCAGGAAATGAACGTATTAGCATTAATAGGTAAGACGTTATGATTATGAACCCTATGCAGGCGGCTGGCTCTCAACAGCAGTTGGGCCAGACGTTTATTGACGACGAGTTGCAAGGGCTGATAAACCCTAGCCAAGGTTATAACCCATCAGGAAATTATGCTGGCTCTACGACTAGCGGGGGATATGACTATTCAGGCGTTTCATCTGGCTCTGTTGACCAAATGATTAATAGCATTGCTGGTAACGGGTTATTTGGCAGCATTTTTGACAATATAGGCCCCATAGCCTCCACTGCTGGTGGTCTTGCAAGCGTTCTGAATGCGTACAATCGTCTCGGATCGATCGGTGATTTTGCCAATGTTTCTGCGCGTCAGATCGGTGAAGACGCCTTTGCACGGTCGCAGTTCAAGCCATTTACCGTTACTACGGGCATGGGTTCTGGCATAGATGTTGGGGCCACAGGCGATGTTGCTGTTGGCTTAACGCCTCAAGAACAAGCTATTCAACAAAGTATGCTTACTGGCGCGCAACAATTTACCCAGCAAGCTATGACCCCTACTGCACAGCGCGAGCAGGAAGTATTTGATCGAATCCGCGCAACTCAACTTGCTGAAGAAGAACGTCAGCGTTTAGCTTTAGAGGAAAGATTATTCAATCAAGGCAGATTAGGCGTTAGAACAGCTATGTTCGGTGGTACACCAGAGCAGTTAGCACTGGCTAAGGCTCAGGAAGAAGCGCAGGCTAGGGCTTCACTGGCGGCTATACAGCAGGCTCAAGCAGAGCAAAGGCAACAAGCACAGTTAGGCACATCAATGCTGGGCGGCGCGTATGTGCCAGAAGCTCAAGCGTTGAATGCCCTACAGCGTGGCCTGCTGGCTTCTCAGTTGGCGCAACGTGGTCAGCTATATGGCACTGGCCTATTCGGTGAAGCCTCTATAGCGGGCCTAGACGCCCTTCTGGGGTCAGGTATTGGTCAGGCAGAACTGATGGGCAGGCTTGGAACTGGCTTGCTTGGCGGGGCCATGCAAGGCGCTGGTCAAGGGCAGGGCGGCATTCAAAGTATTATTAGCGAGATTGGTGGTCAAGTAGCACCGGGAATTGGCAGTTTTCTCACAGACTTAATTCCAGGATTGGGGGATTAATTATGGCTTTAACACTTAGTTCAGCAGCACGGCTTGCTAACCCTAACTTTGGCAACATCGAACAGCTAGGCCAGGATATTGGCTCTTTATCTGCCAGAAGGCGGCAGCGAGGTATGTTGACTGACTTGCTTGGCCCTGCATTAGACCCAATGGCTACGCCAGAGCAGTTGCAACAGTCTGCTATGGGTGCTTTGAACATGGGGCAGCAGGACTTAGCTTTGCAGCTCGGTGGAATGGCGTCACAAGCTGCTGAAAAAGCGAGATTAGAGGCGGCTAGAAAAAACCTTGAAAGGGCTGCGATTGTGAAAGCGGGTGCAAATACCGAAATTGCCTCCGCTCTTACAGGTGCGGACATTCCGACCTTGAGAGAGTATTTGATGGGGCAAAGCGAGCCTTTTACGTTAAGTCCTGGCGAGATAAGATATAGCGGTAGCACGGTTATAGCGAGAGGTGCTACGCCAACGCCAGATATTGGAACTACCATATCAGAGTGGATAAGCCCGGATAATCCAAATGAAGTGGTGTATCAAACCGTTCAGTCCAAAGACGGCAAAACATTGCAACTAGGGTCTAATATAGCTTTAACGGCAGAGCAACTTGATGGGCTTCAAAGAAAGCCAAAGCCAAGCCAAAATATTAGCGTAAGCACCGCACAGAGAGCAGACGAGGCTTATGCGGTAGAAGCCGCAGAAGGACAGGCATT